GTAATCTGTCGCTGCAAAAAAAGCCCCTCTGAACGTGAACCTTTAGAGCTGTTGCATCTACGACAAGCAGCAACCATATTATCGTGTGCTATAGGGTCGCCACCTTTGGCTATTGGAATCACATGATCCACAGTAGTAGCGTCTTGACCACAGTAGTAGCAAACATATCCATCTCTTGCCAATACCTGTAATCTCACACGCTTATAGTCTCTACTTAAACGTGGGTCACCTTTCTTACTACTCAATGCCAACCCACTCTCAACCAATGCGTCCATGCCTTACACGTATCACCTTGATACCTATGGTCTATGTACTTAAGCCCATACTGTACCTGTTGTATAGGTGTCTTATCTGCAATGATAGCGTTCTTTATCTGAGGTATGCCGTATGTGTGGTACTTACCATCGAGGTTACCTATTGCATAAGGATTGAAGGCTGACTCTTTACCATATAACTTAATCAGGCAAGAAGCTTCTCTGTGATCTAATGACATTCTTATAAAGTCTTTGGGTTTAATGGCATCTATTGAGCCACCATCTGCTACTGCCATTGGAGTAGATAGAGCTATCCCAATAGCGACGGCTACCCACCGAGCTCGACGCTTAAGCGGCTCGGAGTGAGCCCTTTGAGGGGCTCTAGCCTGTAGAGTACCATAACTGTCAAATACATTGGTAAAACCGCAGGTCAGAAGGCGTGTCTTATTTTTTAGAATCAGTAGAATAGAAACCGCTGCCCTTGAAACTGATAGCAACAGAGCTGTAAATCTTTCGCATACTAGACCCGCAGAACGGGCAATCGACGTCATGTGGTTCATTGATACTTAACTCCTTGTCATAGCGGGCATTAGCCTCGCATAACTCGTTGTCACACTCGAATTCATAAATTGGCATTAGAACACGTCCTGCATGGGACTTCCTTTAATTTCCACGATCCACACGATGTGCATCTTTCAGGTTCTAATTGTACCGAATCTGTCTTAATATCGCCGTAACCCGCTTTAAGCAATAGTTGAACCAAGTCACCAAACCGCATAAAGGCAAGATACTCGGCAGCATCTTCTCCTTGGCCATTACAACGGCACACCACGAACGGCAGCTCTTTGCCACCTGCTCTTTTGGTAACTTGCTTCAACCACGCGAGAGGCTGGAACTCTGTCCGGGCTTTGATTTCACAATCGAAAGGCACGTTGTGAATATCTTTGCCAGCCCCTCTACCGACACTAGCGTTCTCCCACCATTGAGATAAATAGGATTCGATTACTCGCTCGGTGCGATAGCCTCGGTGTTTCCTGCTCTGAGACATAGATTAGGTTATGCCTTACCAGCAGAATTTATCGTTCCACAGGATTCGCAAGTCCATTCATGCTTCAAATATCGCTGGCGAATCTGTGTTCTGTTAGGAAACTTATTGCATAACTGGCAGATAAGGGCATAACCCAATTCTTCTAGCAGCTTTGCATTCTCGCGTAAGTTGGTTTCCTGTTCTTCATTAGGAAACGACTCCCACTCACCATCTTGGTTAAGAAACTGTATGTGTCCCATTAGTTATCTCGCTTTCCCCATGATCCATCTGGCTTAATCTCATACCAGATTGGTTCACAGCGTTCTGCTTCTCCTAGAATCTTGCCGATGCAACGCCAATGACCCCATGGCTTACCAGCTTTTGAGGTTCCAGTCTTCCAGACCATATCGCCATGAGCGCATCTCTGAACGTCCTTGTCCGTTGTGGCTCCAAGTATCGACTTGACCGTCTCGACTGCTGTTTCCATAGTCTGAGGTGCTGGGCTTTCCCATGTTGTCCATGGATCTGATTCCTTTGCTACTGGAACGTATTGTGTGGCTGTCTCTGCCATCTTTGCCTTTACTTCTGCAATCGATGTAACTACTGCTTGCTTTGCAGCGACTTTCGCCATCTCTTCTCGGCTAGGACGCTTTCCCTTTGTCGCATAGCCAGCCGAAGCGAGAGCGCGCCCAATCGCAGACGTTTCACAATTTTCAAGAGCAGAAGTAGCATTAACTCCACGCCCCTGTACCGTCTCTTCCGCGAGCCCAGAACTCCAAGGGTGTTGATCAGCCTCAGTTCTGTATATGTAAGCTTGTACGATAAAACGTGTAGCACTTGCTTCAACCAACCGTGTGTCAATACGTCCATCTGGGTGATCCTTCCAAAATAATAAAAGTCTTTCCTCAACGGGCTGATAATCTGATAGGTCAAACATAAAGTTCATTCTCCTCTGTATGAAGCTGCGCAGCTAAACTCGTGTACGCGACGAGGTCGATGTAAGTGTCTGTTTTTGCAGTTTCCATTGATCGTGCAATCTTGACCAACGCCATACACATTGCCACCTGATAGTCAGTAACTGGCAGTTCGAGGTATGCGCTCCAGAGTGAGGCTGTGCGCTGCATATTGTCTTGAGGGTGACCGTAGTCACTTCCTCGCTCTTGTATGATGGCTCGAGCTTGGTTGAGGTAGTCTCTAGCATTCATCGACCCACCTGCTCGAGTGTGCGTTGCGACTTGCGGTAGGCAATTCGCCCAGCAATCTTGCCGTGTTCGTGTCCTTTAGCATAGCCAATCAAGAAGCCGAAGAATCCAGCTGTAATCGCCATGAGTAGTAGTGCATGATCTATATTCATGTGAGCCCTTCTGTACCCGTATCTCGTGTACGGCAGAAGTATTACAGCAGATGCAGGCGACAGCCACCAAGTTTAGATAACGAAACGATAACGATTTCGTCCACAGTTTCATCACCGAAGTCTGGTCTAGCGAACCCTTCCATAGACCTTGCCTTGAACTATGAACGTGCCGTTTTTCTCAATGTGAATGAGATCGACCTGAACGTTCTTGCCGTGGACATACATGATGGCGAAAGCTTGCTGCCAGTTCATTACCCCATGGGTATAACTCGCCTTGCTGGTCTGCATGATGTGTCCGCATTCTACGCCCTGCAAGATACGCCCTACACGACCCCCAGAAGCCTCTGTAAAGGCACTACGACCCGCTCTGTGAGTATGACCCGATATAACGTTCTTACCGCGCCTACGAGCCCCCTCAAGGGCTGATAGACCCCCTTGAGGTTTGATTGGTGTATGGTCTCCATGGACTGCTATCCAGTTAGGAGCAATGTTCATTTCGTCCTTATGGAATTTGATACCCAGTTCGTCCATCTTCAGGAATCGCTCAAAGCGCAACTCAGGCAATGAGCCGAGGGCTGGAATTTTGCTACTTATTTGGTTATACAAACGATCCGTATGGTTGCTACGAATCATGTCGGTAACGCCAAGTTCCCAAAGAATATCTACTGTCATGTTGCGGTTATCGTCTAGCGTCTGAGCAAACCACTCAGCTCGACCTTCACTCCAACGTCCGAGTTCGGTCATATCCATCTCGTCGCCAAGGGTTACTGTCTGGTCTGCCTTGAATGTCTTGCTAAATCTAATAAGGTTAGAAACTACATGTGAGTCATGCAGGGGAATCTGAAGATCTGGAATTACCAATATTTTCTTCATCAGTCCTCGTCGTCGTCCTCGTAGGGTATGTTATCGATGCGGTTAGGCAAATTAGGGATAATCCAGTCAGGGAACGAGTCACGATCTGATAGTAGCCAGAACGCATGAGTCTCAGTAAAGCCAGCCTTGCGCAGAGCTTTGTAATACTCGTTTAACGCTATTGCATAGGCGTCAAGGGCTGAGTATGTGTCTAAGTCTATGACTGGTCGTTTCCTTGCCATAGGTAAAGTGTTACTTACCTAATAGTTCGATGATGGTATCGACACGCGCTTCTAACCTAGAGACTTGATCTTTAAGGCTTGACCCACTATTGGGTTTAAGTTCGCTTAGGTAATGCTTAATCATGAACTGGACATAAGCTGCAACGCCGCCAAGGACTGTGATGATGGCGACCGATAATGCCGCGTAGTCCTGTGCGCTCATTAGATCACAGTAGTTAAAACGTAGAGGGTGGCTGTACCACTATTAGTTACTGCCCAGATTTCATTGCCTTGGGGCAGAATTGTGGTGTATTTGTCATTACTGTCTAAACGAAAGCCGTTAGATGAACTGACTGTGTTCTCGCCACCAAAATAAATTGTCCCGGCAGTATGAACGGATAGGCTCTGAGCCGCTTCGCTTACGCGTAAGACCAGTTGAGGTGTTGTGGTAATTGTGAGTTGTTTAGTAGCTGACATGGTTACTTCTTAGGCGTTGCGTATCCGAATACGCCAGCAACTAGGGAACCAAGGATAGAGCGGTAATCTAGCGAGAAGTTAGAGGTTGTACCCCAGACCGCTAGAAAGGCTCCTATTGACATTACATACGGATTCTTTGGATTCATGCTGTTCCACCTATCATCGGGATATTAAAGAAAGAAGAGTCGTTGTCGCCTGCTTTAGTAAACGAGACGTGGCAATGGTGATTGTGCTTATTAACCCCATCGTAAGGACGCCAAGCCCAAGATTTCTTACTCGAGCATATCTTTCCGTCGAAGATGACATAAGAGATTCTCTTATCGCCAGCTCTAGCACAGAGTCGTATCTGATCTGCAAGGTTAGGCATGAGGTCTGGTTTGGCTTTGCCAGATAAATCCCT